TTCATTGCAAAAGATTGAAATTCAAGCCAAAGATGGCAAAATGGGTTAAGGAGAATTATCGTGAGTAATTACACAAAAACAGTAAACTTTGCGTCAAAAGACAATTTGTCTCCTGGCAATCCTTTAAAGATTGTCAAAGGTACTGAGATTGACACTGAGTACAACAATATTGCTACTGCTGTTGCGACTAAAACAGACAATGCTTCTGCCAATATTACTGGTGGCTCAATTACTGGTATTACAGATTTGGCTATTGCTGATGGCGGTACAGGTGCTTCTACGGCTACTGCTGCTCTGAACAACCTTTTGCCTACCCAAACAGGTAACGCAAACAAGTATCTGCAAACTGATGGCACTAACGCTACTTGGGATGCAGTAAGCCTTTCAACTTCTGACATTACTGGGACTTTGCCCGTAGCAAATGGTGGCACTGGTGTAACTTCATCTACTGGCACAGGCGCAGTTGTTCTGTCAAACAGTCCTACTTTGGTGACTCCCGCATTGGGAACACCCGCTTCTGGCACGGCAACTAACCTAACTGGTCTGCCGATCTCAACAGGTGTTTCAGGTCTTGGTTCTGGTGTAGCTACTTTCTTGGCTACTCCATCATCTGCCAACCTAATTTCTGCCGTAACAGACGAAACAGGTAGTGGTGCTTTGGTGTTTGCCAATAGCCCAACCTTGGTCACTCCTGCTCTTGGAACGCCCTCTAGCGGTACTTTGACCAATGCTACTGGCTTGCCTATCAGCACAGGTGTTTCAGGTCTTGGAACAGGCGTAGCAACCTTCCTAGCGACTCCATCAAGTGCAAACCTTATATCTGCTGTAACAGATGAAACTGGCACAGGCTCTTTGGTATTTGCAACATCTCCAACATTGGTGACACCTGCTTTGGGTACACCTTCTAGCGCAACATTGACTAACGCTACAGGTCTTCCAATTGCCACAGGCGTATCTGGTTTAGGTACTGGCGTTGCTACGGCTTTGGCTGTGAATGTTGGCTCTTCTGGCGCACCTTTGGTCAATGGTGGTGTGCTTGGCACTCCATCTAGCGGAACTGCTACTAACCTTACAGGATTGCCAATTTCAACAGGTTTATCTGGTTTGGGTACTGGTGTAGCTACTGCCCTAGCTGTGAACGTAGGTTCTGCGGGTGCTGCTGTTGTTAATGGTGGTGCATTAGGCACACCCTCTGGCGGTACTGCAACCAACTTAACTGGTTTGCCTTTGTCTACTGGTGTAACAGGAACACTCCCTGTCGCCAATGGTGGTACAGGAACAGCAACCCCTAGCATTGTTGCAGGAACAAACGTAACTGTTACTGGCACATGGCCTAATCAGACTATCGCTGCTTCTGGCGGTGGTGGTTCTGGAACTGTAACTAGCGTTGATGTATCTGGTGGCACAACAGGATTGACTACTTCTGGTGGCCCTGTCACTACAACTGGAACAATCACTTTAGCGGGTACTTTGGCAGTAGCTAATGGCGGTACAGGACAGACTTCTTACACAGATGGTCAATTGCTAATTGGTAACAGCACAGGCAATACGCTAACCAAGGCCACGCTTACTGCGGGAACAAACGTCACTATTACCAATGCTGCGGGTGCAATTACGATTGCGGCTTCTGGTGGTGGTGCTTCTTCAGCTACACCCACAGTAGAAGGTACTGTTTTTGTGTAATTACTCACGATAATTCTCCTTAACCCATTTTGCCATCTTTGGCTTGAATTTCAATCTTTTGCAATGAAAAAGAAACACCTTTAATGGTTGTTTCATACCCTGTCTGGACAATCTTTCCCGCACCAGAAGCATTTGCTGTTAACGTCTTAATTGGCACACCACTTGTATATTCAGCAATGTTGTATTCAGCAGTGCCATATTCGTAACTTGTCTGTGATGGGATATAGACGTTCTCGGCTCGATAAGCGCCAGAATAGTCAAAGCCCCAATTGATAGTTAAGAACTGGTCAGAGCCACCGATCACAATGGCTGTAATATTCTTCAGAATAGAAATCTGATTAGGGTTTCCCAAGTCAGCATTGTTCGTGTAGTACGCAAATCGGTACGTTACTGTGTCATCCAGATAAGTTCCATACTTGCCGATATACCCATTCTTACCAATATACAAGTCGCCATTACGCAAAGAACGCAAAGCAGTAGGAGCAATTGAGTCCCATTTGGTTACACGGGAAGCACCATCTTGCAATGTTTGCTTGGTATCGAAGCAGTAAACTTGGAAAGATGCGGGTAAAACAAGCAGATAAAAGGCTTCTTTTTCTGAGTAAACAGACTTCAAATTAGCCAATGTTTCGCTTGCTAATGAAGATGCAAGGTCAAAACGAACATTTTTAGATAGGTCTCGCAAAGGAGCAGACTTCTCTTGAATTGTCCTCATCAATGAACGAACACCTGAGTCTGACAAGAAAACAACGTCAGTACCAATACTTTGTATGGTATCCCTAGCTATGCAACCAATAGAACCTACTGTGTCGCTTAGAACAAGAGATGCGGGTGTAGAAGCACCAGAATACACAAGAATCTGTCGTTTACCAAAGATAAACAAGAAATCATTGTGAGCTGCCAAGCCCATTACCTCATCTGCACCATTAGGCCATACACGGGAGACATCCAATGAGCCTGAAGTACCACCCCCCCATACATGACCTGCAATCAGATCAGAGAAGGTAATGGTTGTTTTATCAGTAGCAGTATTAGCTACCCACAGACGACCAAATGCTGAGATGCAGATGTTTGCTTGTGGAGCAGTAGCAACATAACCAGACTTCTCAGATATTCTGCGATAAGTAGTTGTACTTATAGCGGGGTCATAAATCAGTGGATCGTGACCTGTTTGGAAGAAGTATGCAATGCCATTTAAGGAGGCAGTTTGCCAGTTAGATGCAGTAATAGTAGGAGCAGTACCCCCCCCACCATAGGTCAACTCAGTCACAGCATTAGCAGTGCCAAGTTTAAATATCTTGTTGTTGCCAGCAAACAGAACTGTAAGAGTCCCGTCAGTCTGGACTAACTCATGGATAACGCCAACATCATTAGCACCCAAAGCACCAGATGAAGAGTTAACCCTTGACCAACCTTTTCTAGCACCAATACGACCATACTGATCCAAGATGCAGTTGGTAGCAACCAAAGCAAAGCCAGCCCCTAAATCAAGGGGAGAATCTTCAGTATTCAGGCCATAAAAGCCTGGTGCTGAGAGACTGTAACTTTGTAGTTGTCCTGCCATTAGACCGCCACAAAGTTGTCTTCAGGATAACGAGTGCTTTCCATCGCAATAGCATCAGAGAGCATTCCTCTAAACAGAGCATAAGCCTCAGTAGAGTTTGTTCCACCATCTTCACCACGCTCAATCAAAGCACGAGCATAAGCACTTTGAGTAACCAAATAGTCCAAAACCTTGACAGAAGTGCCATCAGCAGACAGATTAGCCTGTGGAATGATTAAGTCAAACAACAATGTATATACGCCATTGGGGACAGGAAACAAGTCAACCTTTGTGTCGCCATTACCATCTACCCCGTTATAGCAAAACTCGCTAGGAATAGACTGTGAAGGTGTGCCAAAGTTGAGCTTGCGGTTCATATCCGCAACAGTGATGTTATCTAGGGTAATAACGCTAGTCGTATTGATAGCATCAGTAACACGAAACTTCTGACCAGCACCTGTTAAGGCATAAGAACTTACGCCAGAACTAGTGGTGATAGTGACTGTCTGCGCCAAGGCATTCCAAGTGTAGGAATCCTCAATCTGACGCTTGGCATCATTGACAAACTTGCCAATCAAAGAAGAATAAGTTGTTTCGCCAACAGTAGATACTGTGCTTTCACGCAAGCGCACTAGCACATCGTTAACAAGTTCTAAGTAGGTCATGTTCGTTGCGCTCCTTGAACCTCAAATGTTGCAATCACAGACATTGTTGCACCTGTTTCTGAAGTTGCAGTTAAGTAGTCACCCTCTTCCATCACAAAGTATTGACTACTCGTAATAGCATCAAAACTTGTCTTTGAAGTTATAGCAGTCTCGAAGGTAATTGGAATGCTTAAACTGGCACTTGTGTCGTACCAACTTAAACTGATGTGTTTATTAGAAGCAGTAGAGTTGGCAACGTGCAAATGCACACAGCTTGCATAATAGCCAGTCGGTACTGTGTACAGCGTAGTAGCCGTATTAGCAGTTAGATTTTTACCGACAGAAACTGGCCTCATTTACTATTCCTCTTAGAGATCGCTTTAGCCTTAGCTTTAGCGTCTTCCTTGGACGTTGCGCCCCAAGCTCTAAGAGAAAGAAGGAGTCGGGTAGGCTTTCCATCTTTCATCTCAGCGCCAGGCATATTGCCCATTCGTGCTAAAAAACTAGATCGTCGACCTGAATTACCCGTTTTTAAAGGCGCTTTTAAGTTCAGTCCCTCAGTCCTTTTGTAGAACTCTCGACCTTCCTCATTCAATCCGCCTTTTGGATTCTGGTATTTTTTTAAGACCATAATGATCTTTCCCTGAAGTGTACACCAGCTTGAAGTGGAAGTGCAATAGCTAAATCAAAATCTAAGCCATTTCTTAGTCTTCGCATAAGAGTTGCTGGCTTCATGTTGACCATTTTCGCAATTTCACTTGTTGACCGCAATTCGCCTTGATACATACGTTTACCAGCATCTGGATCAATTTTCGTATGTTCTGATGGGTCACCATAAATCTTTGTTGCTTTCCAGATTCTCTGGTAGCCAATGCCTGTTTTTCTAGCAATCTCAGCCAAGGTTAGATTTTCACCTTCAAACAGGTATCTTTTGCTATTTCTGCGGTTATTCGCTTGCTCAATACTGGTTGACCATTTCACATTGTCTGGTGAATAGCCTTTGTCAACATCAATCCTATCAAGACTGTACTCTTTTGAAGGTCTTAGTCCAACATCTTTGATAAATTGATAAAAACCATCGTCACCATGCCATGATGGATGTACATCAATGCCACGACCACCATAGTTTTTGTAATCAGGACTTACTTTTGAATAGCATCGATAAAAAAGATGTTTCCATGTCCCATGAGACAGAATTAACCGATCTACAGTCGATTTGTCTAATGCCTCTGGAATAATCATTTCTTTTTAGCAGTCTTAGCCGCAGCCTTAAATGCCGCCTCAGTAGGTGCGCCTTTAGAGCCAACCTTACGCATCTTTTCCTTAGAACCCGCTTTGATCCGTTCTTGTTTGGCTTTAATGTTGGAATACAAACCTTGTTTCATTTCTTTTTCCTAGATTGAGATAAAGCAATGGCAATAGCCTGTTTGGGCTTCTTAACAACAGGGCCACCTTTGCCAGAGTGAAGCGTTCCCGCCTTGTACTCTCGCATAACCTTAGAGATCTTGGCTTCTGCTTTTGTCTTTTTCATGCCAACTCCGTAACAGATACTGTAGATGCAGTGACTGTTGCATCTTTGATAAATGCTATTTTTTGACCAGGACTTACTCGAACAATCTCAAAAGAGTTATTTGGAATCATTGCAGAAGTTGTAACACTTGCTGTTGGGTTTGAACCAATTTGGTAATGGGAATGACCTAATGAGCAAGCAATACGAATCATTGTTGTTGATGCACCAAAAGCAGTCATCTGAACGCTAGAGTTAGTAACAGAAGCAACTTGGCTAGTCCCCAATGAAGGAACTCCAAAAGCAACATTGTTTGGGTCTAATTGAAATATTGACATTATTTTCCTCGTCCAGTTTTCTTCATCATGTTAGTAGCAGTACGACCACCACGGGTAGGCATAGCTTTAGGCTTACCAATAGCAATCATTACAGTAACAGGCATAGACTTCTTCTTGCCATACTCTTTGGCTTCTTTCTCGCCTTTTTCTGTGTATGGGAATTTCTTGTTTCCAACTTGTGGCATATAAATCCTTATCGAACTATCTTGGTTGCAACAAAAGAAATGATACCGCCAACAACAGAGGCGATAGCCATTCCAACGAAAAAGCCACCTTTAGACTTGTTAGCCATCTCTAAAAGCGTTTTAATATCTTGGCGAAGTGCGTGAACTTCTGTTTGAAGAGCCTCAACTTGAGCTTCCAATTTGCCAAATTCTCTTGGATCAATTTCCGACATTTTCAACCTCTTTTTTTGGTCTTCCAACCTTAGGTTTGTCTTCAACTTTCTTTGGAGTTTCCTCAACAAGGACGTATCCTTGATGACCTTCCATGCTATCAATATCATGCTGATAGGTGAAAGTTACTGTGTTTCCACTTGTAAACAACGAAAAGTAGCCATAAAAACTCCAAAAAAAGGGGGGTATTAGCCCCCTTTAATTAAACTGCACGACCAATAATCAAGGTCAATGTAGTTGATGCCAAGTCTACAGAACCTGCTGTAGGGTTGTAAGTTACGATAGTAACTGTATTAGCGGCTGAAACATAGGCTCTACGAACCAAACCTGCCTCAGAAACGCCAACAGACATACCGATAACCATGTCGCCCAAAGCAACGCCTGGAACTGTAACTGTATCTGTAGCGGTTGCAGTAGTGGCTACTGATGCGCTATCAAGAGTACAAGTAACATCCCAAGTGTCTGTAAATAGACCACGGAATTGGTCATTACCCCTGCGGGAAACGACTGCTGTTGCTGCTGCCATAATAAATCTCCTTAATGTAAAAAACCCCCCACCCGAAGGCGAGGGGAAAGGTTGTTATCAAGAAGGAACAACCAAGGCAAACATGGAAGAAGACAAAGCTGCACCAGTTGTAGCGGCACTACGCAATGCGGCAACGCCATACAAAGTGTCCGATGTGAACAAGGTAGCCAAGTAGTCTTGCTTGTACTGAGTTTGTGAACGGATGCCCACTTGCTCAACCAAAACCATAGCGTCTTTGTGACCCATCAAGCAGACACGAGCAATAGCAGAACCGCTTGTTGGGAAAGCAGCAGTTGCAGATGCAGAGTCAGCATTGCTAGATGTGAACACGGGGATACCATATAGGTTGCCGATTTCACCAGTGCGGATTGCATTGCCATTACCCACAAAAGCCTGTTCTGTGTAACGGGAAAGACCCATCAACGTATTGCGGCTTGAAGGAGGAATGATAAAGAAGCGACCATCCATAGGAGTGTCGTTGTCATCCAAACGCTGAATAGTACGACGAATAGCCGCATCAGTCAGAGCAGAAGCATTACCAGTATTGGTGTTTGCTGTGTAGTCAAAGGCTGTTGTGCCGTCACCACCAATGAAGGCAGAGCCGTACTGTGCGCCTGTAGAACCACCATTAGCAACACGACCCAACTGGATCAAGCTAGTGTCTACTTGCTTGGCAAGCGCATAGCCCGCATCAGCAGTGTAGAACTGGCGCAAGCTATTCAAGGCTTGTGCTTCAACGATGTCCTCGATGAAACGTGAGTACTCAAAGTGCTTGTTAATGTTAACTAAAACTTCTGTCTCTGTATCTGCAATCAAAGTGACAGCAGTAGAGGCGGCTTTTGCTGAAGCGTTACCACGGGTAGGTGCGGGAATGTGTACTACATCACCCTTCTTACCCTTGAAGTTCATCTTCATTACGATGTTAGCCAATACAAGATTTTTCTTGTAAGAGGCTACGATTTCATCAGACCAGATTTCTGGGATGAATTTGTCTGCGGTGGTTACTGTTACCGCTGGTGTTGGATATGCCATAATTAAATCTCCTAAAGTTTAACGAACCCGACCCTCTTGATAGGCTTGCATGATTTCTTCACTTAAAGCGTCATATCTAGTTGGGTCTTGCATTTTGAGCCGAATAAGGTCAGCCCTTCTGTATACCTTCTTTGATGATTCACCAGAGCCACCTATATCAACACCTACTGCCTTTAAGTTCTGCTTGCGAGTTACCTCGCCATCATCACTCGTTTGCTTCTGTTTAACAGAACGTAGCTGTTTATAGGTAGATAGCAATTCATTGGCTGAGTCAAAATCATATCCAGAATCGGCTTGCTCAAAAATCTTAATGCGAACAGGGCTAGACTTCACCCAATTTGCAAAGTCCTGATCTTTAGCAATTTCGCCAAAGTCGGGATGTTCTTGCGCTAACCTTTGCTGAATTTGCGCCCTTTTCATCTCTTGCGTTACTTGTCGTGCCGCTAGGATGTCAGGGTGATTATCAACAGTCCTTTGAACTGCCTTCTGTGGATTCTCAAAGAAATCTACTTCAGGCTCTTCCTGTCTAGTTTGTTGTCGTGAACCAAGGTTCTGTTTGATAAGTTCATCGGCTAACTTTCTGACCTCGCCTACTTCCTGTGCTTGCTTTCCAATTAGCTTTTCAGCCTCTTGGTGCATCTTCACAATCTCGTCTA